CAGTATTACCACCAGTATTACTACCTGTTGGACCAGTATTACCACCAGTATTACTACCTGTTGGGCCAGTATTACCACCAGTATTACTACCTGTTGGACCAGTATTACCACCAGTATTACTACCTGTTGGACCAGTATTACCACCTATTAGATCATTTTTATTATTATCTGATGTTGTTCCGCAATTATTTGTTTGTTTTATATCTTCTAAATAAGCATTTCCAATATTAGCATTATCTATAATAACTTGATTTAAACATATTGATACATCAGTTTTATCATCCTTTGGCAATGTATAAGCTCTGGATATTGATGTAGTACCAATTTCTACGGCAGAACTACACCTGCTATCAAGTGATTTAGCGTATTGATATTGCGGTTCTTGTTTAAACATATTCAAAGTATATCTACTAATTTGATTATTTGAATCCACATATATTCCAGTTAACCCATATGGATTTTCTGTATTATTATTTAATGTTTTTGCTGGCCAAGTATTTAAATTTGGACCCACGATTGAATTTAAACAATGGCATTCAGGTGGACCATAAGTTTGTTTATTATCTACATCATAACACATTTTATTGGTATATTTATCTATATACTGTGCTATATTTTGACCATTTGATTTATTAACAACCTTAATACAACCTTGATCATATAAACTTTTAGCACAATAATCCATCATAAAAATGTCACAAACTGAATTACCTGCCTGATTTGCTCGTGATGATGATAAAATAACATCACTTGATTTACCTGGTGTTTCTCCAGAACCGCAATATTTTGCTCTATCATCATTTATTTGTAATCCAACATATGATGTTTGAAAACATACACCTTCTGTTGCACATCTATCATCAGTTAAATCAATTGGTTCTGGAAATGCTATTGAAACAATATCATGACGTTCAGGATCAGTTTTTATAATATTCATACAACACGCTTTTGCTAAATGTATTTTTACTGGCTTTCCTAGAACCATTTTTGATGGTTCTACCATATCCATATCCATTATTATTTTTTTTACTTCTTTTGCTAATAAAGAATTATTAAATCTTTTATCTGTAGCATCTATAGTTATAATATTTCCCATATAATATATTTAAGATATTATCTTAAATATTAATTATTTATAATATTATACTTAATTATATATAATACATCTTATGCATAAAACAATAATAAAAGTAAAAGTAAACAATAATATTTTTTTATATTTTAATATAATATAAATGTTTGATAATATTATTAATTTAAATAAATATTTAAAACCACGAATTATAGAAAATATGAGTGATAGAAGTTTTGAGAGTAATAATAAAATAGATCAAACATTATTAGTTGAATCTATTAATAAATTATTAACTAATGTATCATCAGATGTTATTCAAAATAATATGGTGTCTGCTGCATCTGCTACTGGTTCTTCTAATAGTATATTTATATCAAATATAGATTGTGATGAGGTTGTTATTAGAGACGTTATCCAAGGTGCAAACTCAACAAATCGAACAATTGTCGAAGCATCGCAAAGTAATAATAGTAATATTTCAAATATGATTTCAACAAATATTGATACTGCTATACAAAAAGTTGTATATACTGAATTAAATAAATTAGAAGCTGTATATACAAAACAATTTAATAATTATATGAAAAATATACCTGGTTATAATCCTAATAATGTTCATAATCTTTCTAACATCTGTTCTAAAAAAAGTTCATTTTTAAGTTCTAGTAAATCTTGTACTGCAAAAGAACCATATGATTTAGATGCATCTATTAAACAAGCACTTGAATTGGATGATTCATTTAAAATTAATGAATCTGATAATATTTCAAATGATATTAAAACTAAAATAAGTCAAACTAATCTTGCATCATGTCAAGCTGTTTCAACTGCTAGTAATCAAATATTAACACAAAATATTAGATGCAATTTGGAGGCAGCATTTAATAAAGCAAATGGAATATTAGAAGCAGAAGCAGAAGCAAAAGCATCCGGAAAAGAAATTCCAGACCATGTAAGAGGAAAATACCTAATGTCAAATATTCAACAAACTGCTATTGCAGCATTATATATGTCATGTGTTTTTGACCAAAAAAATACTAGTGATATTTCTAATAAAATTGTTAATAGTATATCAAAAAAATATAATCAAATTTATGTTGCAATTGAAGAAAAAGGAAAAGAAAAAGGAAAAGCATGGAGAGATGAAAAAATGGATTTAGTAGATTTATTTACAGCAGCAGGTGCAGAAAAAATTATAGCAGCTGCTGGTAAATTACCAGCTTCAGGTGAACCAGAACCAGAACCAGAACCAGCACCAGCACCAGCACCAGCCCCAGCCCCAGCCCCAGCCCCAGCCCCAGCATCAGTACCAGCACCAACCCCAGCCCCAGCACCAGCCCCAGCCCCAGCCCCGGCCCCGGCCCCGGCCCCGGCACCAGAAAATCCATGGAAATTATATGGTTTAGGTTTTTTGTTTATTATAATTATTGTAATTATTATTTATATTTTTAATAAAGACAACAATAATGATAATGACAATTACAATGACAATGACAATTATGATGATGACGATAATAGATATAATTAATAGTATATTTATTATAATTTGTTAATCTTTGATAGTTTATTTAGGCTGTTCTGGCTGTACAAACTGTTGTAGTAATTGTGCAACTTGTTTCAATGCTTCTAATATTGTTTGTGGACTTTTTGTATTTTCCATATTTTCAATAAGATATGTTTTTTTATATATTTTCCATCTGCAGAATACATTATTTATATAATCACTAGTAGAAATAAATTTAATTAATTATTTAATTAAATTTATCTAATATTTTTTATTAAATTTATCATTTTAATTTATTGATAACATCACCAAAATTAGTAATTTTAAATTCATGATTATCATAAAATTTTGATAATCTAATTTCTATTTTAACATTATTATTATTATTATTATTAAACTTTGAATTATTACGATTAATCACAATTGAATGATCTTTAATTTGTGAATTTGTTATATAGTTCGTATCATCAATAACATTACTTATATATTCTGGATTAGGATCACCAATTATACTTCTAAATTTATACTCACGATCGTTATCTTTATATGTTATACTAAATCTTGTATTTGTTCTAAAATTAAATATTATTTTATTATTTTGTATTGAATTAAGAGTAAAATTAATATTAATTGTTTTGTAATCATGTTTTAATCCATCATATTCATTTTTAGTTAAGTTATTTTTAGTTACTTGATCATATTTAGTTAAGTCAAAAAATTTTTTAATGTCAAATGAAGGTTGAAATGTTTTAAGTAGATATTCATATGTTCCTTCTTGAGTCATATTATCCCTATATCCCCAACTTTTAGTATTATTTATTAAATTAGTGGTTATTACTATTTTCATATTTGTTGGTAGTGGTGTTTCTGTATTATCATCTACAAAATTTTCAATAATATTAGATTTATTATAAAAATTGCCATTTGCAGAATACATTATTTATATATTAAGTATTATAAAATAAAATTTAAATTAATTATTTCTAAACAAGTTTTCCTAAATTATTAATAACACTTTTAAGTCCTTTAATTACAAAATATGGCTTACGATTTATAGTAGGATAATAAGTAATTTTACATTTTATGATACTATTAATAGTGTCATTAGACATATTACTAATACGAAAATTATATGACATATAATCATTACTTTTTGTTGGGTTACCATTATATTTTATTGGTATTATATCCATGAAATTGGTTGAGCTAATACTAAACTCAGCTATTCCATCTACTAAAACATTAAAAGATAATAATTCAGGTTGTGATAAAATTTTATTTGGATTTTTTAATGCAATATTAAAATATATATTATAAGAATTAATTGTAGTATTAACACCATTGGTAATACTTGATATTCGTTTAATACTATTATTATTTAACACATTAAATATATCATTATTATCTATATTATTAATTAAATATTTTGCAATAATATTTTTTTTTGGATTTATAATTGTATTTTGAAAATAAAAAAAGCTTGTTTGTTCTTTATTTTGTTCTTCAAATATTAGATTACATAATATAATACCTACAGGTTGTGAACAAACATTATTAATACAAAACGGTGTTGAACCTGTAGATAACCAAGCAGAATTAGTAATATCATTAAAACCAATTTGATAATTACGCATATATAATAAACCAGCATTTAAATTTTTATTATCAATATTACCAGCTATTCCAACTATACCTTTAATATCTAAAATATTTGTTGTTTGTCTTGAAATTGGACCTTATCAAACAAAGTTTTGATAAGATTAAACTAATTTAGCAAAGCTAAATTAGTTTGACCTTTATTTGAATAATCATTTAAATACAGATTATTATATTTTGGTGCTTATTGTGTTGGGTTGCTTATGTTTTCAATATTTTTTATATTATTTATAAAATTTCCATCTGCATAATATTTTGAACTAAACATTTATATATAATTAATATTTGAAAAAAATTTATATATTATATTAATTGTTTACTATTTATTGGAATAGTCGCATCAATATAACCAGTATGTTTTTGGATGATGTAATACCTTATGGTGTAGAAATTTGTGTAATACCTTGTCTATTACCGTATGGTGTAGAAATTTGTGTAATACCTTGTCTATTACCGTATGGTGTTGTTGAAAGCGCATTTTTAATATTTGTAATTCGAAAATATGGTATATTATTTGCGTTTGGATTAATTTTGATATTAAATATCATATTATTATTTTTATTATTTTTTTTTTGAATCTTAAACACATATTTATACGTTGGACTCTTGACTATGTCGTTGAGTTTGATGTCATAATTATCTTTACTAATTAATTTTACAATATTATTTTGTCCATTTAAGTTAAATTCACTATTTGTATAAATATTAAAAATTATGTTATTTTTATTTGGTATGTAAAACTTAAAATATATAGTAATTTTTAATTTGTTTCTTACTTCATTAGGAATTTGTGGCAACAACTCATATATTCCCATATTATCTGTTATATCTATCGTACCTCCATAATCTTTTATTGAATATGTTTTATTTTCATTATCTATCATAGCTTGTGTAGTAAGACCATTGATTTTAAAATTAATCTTATTTGCTGTTTGATCTATTTCACTTATTGCTGTTTGATCTATTTCACTTATTGCTGTTTGATCTATTTCATTTGCATTAGAAGTATTGTTATTCATATTTTCAATAATTCGATTTTTATCTATATATTCACCATTTGCAGTATACATTTATATATGTATATAGAAATAATTTTAAATGATTTTAAATGATACAGAGTATAGAAAAATGTAATTTGTCTATTCACTACTACTACATTAAAAATATCAATTATAAGTGATTATTATCATTTTTATTTCTAAACAAGTATGTCTTTAATAGCTGTTTTTAGATCATTAATAATAATTACATTACTATCACTATTTGGTATAATAGTAATATTACATTTAGTAATAATATTAGAAGTAGTTCTTGGTATAAAAATAAAATAATTGAATCTTTTTACATTGGAATCTATATTATTTACATCTTTCGATTTTCCATAAAGAATATCATTTTGATAATATAGATAACCAAGCGTAACTACAGCTTCATTATTTGTTTTAACAACAAATGATCTAAAGTTAAAATCATTGTTGATATTAAAAGATATAATAACTTTTACTATTTTGTTAATATTATATAAAAAATATTTATACATATCAATTGAATCAGGTACATCTTCGATGGAAAATTCATTTGTCTCTGTGATAGGTGTAGGGTTATCATTCTGTAAATATGTTATTTCAAATGTTATTTTTTTTTTCGGTACTGGTTTAATTTTAGCCTTTTTTTTATTATTTTTAAAATTTTCAATAATTGATTGATTATTTATAAAATCACCATTAGCAGAATACATTTATATATAATTATTAATAGAAAATAAAAAATTTATATATATTATAATTATAATCCATTACTATATGAATCATCTATATTATATATATCATAATCATTTTTTTCTATTTTATTTTGTGAATGTTTATTTTCTATAATAATAACCGAATTAGGTTCTGGTTCAACAGCAATTTCAGTTGGTTTAAGTCTACCAATACTTTCAGGTAGTTCTATTTGGTTCCATATTTTTTTTAATTCCATATCTTCATCATGTTCAATACGTATTTCTTCAATAGATTTTGTATTATATAAACATTCGCAAAAAAGAATAGAAAAACAAGGACAAAAGCCACAACCGCATGGAAAACAAAAACATTCATAACAAAATGTTGCACATTCACCAAGTTCTTCAGTATCACCTGTTTTAATCATATTAGTAAACCATCTAATAATATCATTAGGTAATATTGGTGACATTTCAATAAGTCTATCATATTCTTCCGATGATGATTTAATAAAATCTTTTGCTTTAACTCTATCAGTCCGTGATTTTGCTAATTCAATTTGTAATCTTCTAGCAAATTTATCCCATGATACTGATGCAAATCTATGTTCTTCAACTTTTCTAGCTACACCCGTATATGTTGCAATTGTCGCTAATATACCTGCAAAAATATTAAATGCACCTAATATAAAAATTATATATTGACTATTTGATCCAAAACTACCAGATGCAAAATTACCGGTTCCAGTAATAGTTGAAATTATTATAACAGGAATATTAAACCATGCATTTAAAGCCCAAAATCTGTTATATGATCGTTCATGCATTATTTTAAAACATAATGATTTATCAGCCCATTTTTTAAGAATACTTTCTTGTTCTTTTTTCCATGCATATTCACCTTCTGTATATTGTGATGATGAATTTAATGATGTAGTTTTTATTGGTATTTGTTGTAACATTTTTGTCGATGATAATATTTTTGTATCATTTTCTTTTGTTTTTTCTTCTTTCATTATTAATTATAATATTTTTATTTTTCCACAATAAAATGTCATTTCTAATTCAACAGTTAAATAAAAAAAATCAATTAATTTTAAATGATAATTTAATATTTCGTACATATCTTTTTCTAAATCATAAAGACTTTCTATTTTATTATTTTTAACCCATGATAATGTTGTATTATTTTTTTTTGCTGTCTCAATATCATCAATCAATTTAGTATAATCTTTTATTAAAGCAGAAAAATTATTTTCATTAATTTTATCCATATGTTTTCGTTCATCAATACGAGACCATATATTATTAAGATCATTTAATATTTTAATTTTTCTAATTTTTAATGAATTTGATAAATAAAAATAAGAATTTTCAATTAATGATTTATAAAACATAAAATCATCTTTTTTTTGATTACCTAATAAACTTTTAAGATTCATTTTTATTTCTCCTATAGATTTAATATTATCAATACATTTTTTTTCACATTCACAATATTTAATAAACAAATTATTCCAATTAAGTATATGATTATCAGTATTACAGTCGTGCTTTGCACAACTAGCTAATAGGGTATTATCAATATTATCAATATTATCCATTAATAATAAAGATAAATAATTTTATTATTAAAATTATTTATTATTATCAAGTTATTAAGATTTTACAATTTACAATCTATTACTAATTATGATAAATTATTAATTTTATAATTAAAACATAATAATTTATTTATTGATTGGCTAATTTCTAAATAAATATTATTATTATAAAATGTGTTCATTGTTAGTGTATGATCAAGTGGTTCTTCTACTAAAATTATTTTATCTGGGTATTTTACATCAATTACAGTTAATTTATATTTTTCAATTAATTCATATTTAATATTATCTTCATCTGATACAATGTTACCTTGATTTGATTTTATAATATGTCTAATTATATTATCATTATTTAATTTATCTTTAAGAACTAGTTCAAAAATATATATTTGAGGATCTGTACTATTATTTGTATAAATATATTTAGAGGTTTGTGATTTTTTTTGTGAATGATTAATTTCATTGTAATAAGTCATATCTTATAGTACTTTATATTTTTTTAAATTATTTTTATTTATTTTAGCAATCATTAATTTAATAAATTATGTTAATTTGGCGGTGATGCAAAAATTTTATTTTGATCTAGTCCAGTATAAAAACAAGAACACATAGCATATCCTGAAGAATTTTTAGTAAATTCAATATATAATTGATTACTACATGCGGTTGAATTTGAATTATGTTGATTTATTTTACCTTTTAATTTATAGATATTATCAATACCATTATGATAAATTCTGACTGATAATTCATAATTATCTATATTTTCAAGTATAATTTTATCATCTAATTTAATTAAATGTGAATATTTAATTTCTTCTATATTTCTAAAATATTTTTTTCCAATATTTTTTCCATTAATAGTTAATTCAAAAAAATATTGTGGTTTGTTATTATTAAAATCAGAAAAATTATAACAATTTTTAGAACATTTAATTAATATGGGCTGAGATTTAGTTAATCTAACTACACTGTCTGACATTGTCTTATTATTGGATATAAAAAATTTTTTTAAAAATTTATTTTCATCATAATATATATAAAAATATATTATATTGTATTATATAATGAATAATAATGAACAAAACATAAAAGCTATTGATGAACCAATCTTAAAAGATAAAAGTATTGAACAATTACTTAAAAAAATAGATGATACAACACGACTTGATAAAATAATAACAGAGAAAAATGAAACATTTGATTGTTTAATAATTAATCATGGTTCAATTAGTGATTTATCTTGGACGGATCCAAATTATATAAAAAAATTAATGGAATTAGATTTATTTGAGTCTATTAATGTTAATCAAGACAATTTTTTTGAGATTATTTCCACTAAATTAAATGTTAATAAATATTCTGATGTTAAAAATATGTCTGTTAAAAATGAAATTATATGCGATGAACCATATTATGTTTATGAATTATTATATATAGATTTAGAAAAAGAAACACAATATCATTCAAATATAAATGAATTAGCCAGTTTAATAAATATTAATGGTGAAAAAATTTATTCATCAGCAATATTATTTAGAAATCATTTACCATCATTAACTGATTCAATGACAATGTGTGATGTTTCTAAAAAAGATTTAGAAAGAATATTATATGAACGTGTTAATACAAAAATAGTTATATGGGATGATGAATGGCGTGAAGATACAGTTTTAGGTGATTTAGAACAATATGCTAATACTTTTTTTGAAGGTGAAACATATAAAAAACTAGAAATTGGGTTTTTAATGCATAATATTAATATATGGTATAATTCTACAAATTCAGACTATATAGGAGAAAAAGTTTGTGGAAATATTATTACAAAACCAATTGAAAAATGTATTTGGTTTACAATGAAATCTGATGAATATAGAGGGAATTTAACGCTAGATGAAGTTAAAAAAATTATATATTTATCTAAAAAATTAGATAATTATCAAACACCGAGTGAATTATTAGAAGAAAAAACAGATAATTTAGGAAGAAAAATAGTTTATAATAAGTATAAAGTTTTAGATTTATTATATAAAAAATTTGTATGAGTTTGAAATATTTATCAATAATAATTTAAATCTATAATAATAATAATGGAAGAATTTGATATTGATCTTACTAATGATATAGGTACACCTATTGTACAGTTAAAAAATAAATCTAATAATGAATTAGATAATAATTTTAATTATGAAGATGAAACATGTAATTCAGAAATGATTATGCATGATTTTAATTATGATAATAATCGTAATGATTTAATTAATAAAATGTCACGTACAATTGATAATAATACTATAAGAAATGTTGAAACCAGTCAATCAAAAAAACAAAATATTAATAATTTTGTTAGAAATTTAGAAATTAATTTAGATAATTTAAATCAACCAACACCAGAAAAATTAACAACTGAAAAAATAAATAATAATGTTGAACAAAAAAAATCAAATGTAATAGAAAAAACATTAATAAATAAAATATGTAAATTTGAATATATGGATATATTAATTTGTATGGTATTATTTATACTTTTAAATAATAAACTTGTTATTGAATCAATTTATAATATTTCATTATTAGATAATATAAATAGTCCTTATTTAAATTTATTTATAAGAGCATTAATATTTGGATTAATATTATTTTTAACTAAAAAATTTAATATTTAATTAAAATATTAATATCTAGTGAGTTGTAATGAAATTCTATATTATTTTATTAACTTTATTAATAATTTTTTTATTTTTATTTTATTATGATGAACCATTGCAAACTACAAAACAAGAATCAAATATAGAATTATTTGGAAATTATAATTCGTCATGTGGTTTATATCCAGAATTATTAAAAAAAGTTATGGAAGAAAGAAATATGGTTGAAAATAAGAAAGATTATGATCTATTTATTCCATGTTCATATAATAGTTGTGAAAAAGATATATTAGCTTTTGAAAGTGATAAAACAGGTAAAAAAATATTTTTAATTGATGGTTGTGATTGGGTTGCTTCTAAAATGGCATTATGGGAATTACTTAAAGAAAACTATGGTGCATTTGCTAGTAAATATATGCCAGAATCTTATTTATTAGATAAAGAACAAGATTTAAAAGCATTTAGTGTAAAATTCAATGAAAATAAAATTAAAAATCCTAATCAAATGTATGTTCTTAAAAATTATGCACAAAGACAAGAAGGTCTTAAATTAACAAGAAATCATGATGAAATAATTAAAGGTATAAATGACGGTTGGTATTTAGCACAAGAATATAAATATGATCCATATATTATTGATAAACGTAAAATAAATTTTAGATATTATTTACTTATTGTTTGTAAAAATAATACTATTGAGGGATATATTCATAAAGATGGGTTTTTATATTATACACCTGATTTTTATGATGCGAATGATATGGCATTCAATAAACATATTACAACTGGATATATTGATAGAGCTATATATGATAAAAATCCGTTAACACTTGAAGATTTTAGAATTCATTTAGATTCAATAGGATGTGGATTAAGACAACGATGGGATTTTTCTGCTGAAAATCTTATGAATAAAATAATGGAAGCAGTTAGTAAAAAAATTTGTAAAAATAAAAAATTAGATAATCATGTACGATTTCAATTATTTGGTTGCGATATAGCACCAACATCTAATTTAGAAGCTTCATTAATGGAAATTAATAAAGGGCCTGATCTTGGTGCTAAAGATAAACGTGATATGCAAGTAAAATTAAAAGTTCAAAAAGATATATTTGCAATTGTCGATCCAAATGAAAATGATTGTATAACTAATACACGATTTGTTAGAATATATTAATTATTTTATATTATTATATATAATAATATAATATAATGACTAAAAAGTTTTCTAATAAAAATAAAGAAGATAAGTATGGCGACGATGAAACATTTGAATCATGGGCTGATTTCAATATATTTGCCCCAATTGCTAAAAAATTAGTTGATCCACTATATAATTTAGGTATGACACCAAATATGGTAACAATAACAAGTACAATATTTACTTTATCATCTATTTATTTTTTACATATTGAAAATAAACAATTAGCAGTTTTTTCTTATATATTTGGTTATTTATTAGATTGTGTTGATGGTCGTATGGCTAGAAAATATAATTTAGGTTCTGATATTGGTATGGCACTTGATTGTGTATCTGATAATATATCTAATCTTATTCTATTTATATATATATTATATACTAGACCATATAATCAACAAACTATCATTTTTATAGTTGTATTACTTTTTATGTCAGGTATGTTATCATTATCATATGGTCTTAATGAAGCTGTTTCTGCTTATGAATCAGCACAAGAATTATCAGAAGAAGAATTAGATATAGATAAAAATACAGAATGTGATAGTGATAATTTTTATAAAAAACGTGTTAATCAATTAAAAGATAAAAAATTAACATGTTATGAAAAAATTTTATATTCAATATTCTTACTAATAAATAAAGTATCATATACATCATATCGTTGTTATTTTCCAAAATATGATAAACAAAAAATATATAAAAAATTAAAAAATCTTAAACATTTTGGTCCTGGTAATTTTTGTATTATTATTTCAATAATGTTATTATATATCTAACCCAATAAAAATTATCAAGTAAATAATCGGTTATTTTAATTCATTTAAGAAAATACTGTTCGGGTGTAAAAAATTTAACATTTAAATTTTTTGCAAATATTAAATCAGTATCATATTTATCTTTTTTTCGTCCAGCCATATCTCCAATATAATATGATTTATTGAAATTAATTGATATATTTGTTTTTTTTATTAAATAATCAATCATACCAATATTTGGTTTTCTATATATATTATCTTGTAAACTAGCTATAAATATAAAATCTAAATTTAATAATTTATGAATATTATTAATTTTTTCTATAAATTCATTATATAATGTTCTATTTATTATTTGTTTTTGATTTGATAATATTACAATAATATATTTAGAATCTAATGATAATTCTTTTAATTTTTTTAATACATTTTCATTCCATAATTGCCAATCATCTTTATTTTTTGGAAATATTTTACCATATTTTGGTTTAATAATAGTCCAATCTAAATCAAAACCAACCATATAATATTTTTTATCTTTAATGATATTTTTATAATAATTTAGATATAATATACTTTTCATTACTATAATATATTTATATACATAATATATTTAAAAATTGAATTAATTTTAAATATTAACTATACTATTAATAACTTAATGAATTTTAACGATATTGAACAAGATATTATTACCTATTGGACAAATGACCAATTAAAAAATAAATTAATCGAATCACGTAAAACATGTCCTAAATGGGAATTTTTAGATGGTCCTCCATTTGTTAATGGTTCACCACATTATGGTCATTTACTAGTATCATTTATTAAAGATACAATTGGGCGTTATATGAGCCAAAAAGGATATTCTATTAGTTATCAAATTGGATTTGATTGTCACGGATTACCCCTGGAACAAGAAGCCGAAAAACAAGTTGGAAAAGTTAGTCCAACTGATTCAAATGAAAAACTAACAATATTTAATAATGAATGTAGACGAATTATTTCATCGTGTTCTGATATTTGGTATGATACATTAGAACGATTAGGTAGACAATTTGATAATTCACAAACATATTATACATCTGATTTTAATTTTATGGAATCACTTTGGTGGGCATATAAAAAATTATGGGATAAAAATCTAATTTATAGATCTAAAAAAGTTATGCCTTATTCACCAAAATGTGAAACACCATTATCAAATTTTGAAGCAACTTCTAATTATCAAGATAGAACTGATATTGCTGTATATGTTAAATTTAAACGTGTAAATACAGATGAATATTTTTTAATTTGGACTACAACACCTTGGTCGTTATTTGCAAATCAAGGTATTTGTATTAATGCAACATTCGATTATAATTTAATATGTTTAAATAATGAAAAATTATGGATTTGTTCTGATTTTGTTTCTACATTTTTAAATTATACTATTATAAAAACGGTTAAAGGATCTGAATTAATTGGATTATCATATGAACCTATTTTTATACTTGATAATTATAATAAATATATTGTTTATGCTGATAATTATGTAACTAATAAATCAGGTACTGGTTTAGTACATCTTGCACCAATGTTTGGTGCTGATGATATGCGTGTTATGAAAGATTCCGGTTATGTTGATTCACAATTACCAGAATATTTAATTAATTCTGAATGTAAATTTACAAATGATTATAAATCACTTAATATTAAAAATAAGTTTGTAATTGATACATCAACTGATATTGTAATTTACTTAAAAACAAATGGATATGCTATTAAATCTGAAAAAATTAAACATTCTTATCCTCATTGTTGGAGAACAGATTATCCACTAATTTATTTGGCAACAGATGCATGGTTTATGAATGTTCAACAAATTATTCCAGAACTTATTGAAAATAATAAAAAAATTAAATGGGTACCTGAACATGTTGGAACAGAACGTTTTGCAAATTGGATTAAAGATTCACCTGATTGGTGTTTAAGTAGAAATAGAGTATGGGGTACACCAATTCCAGTATGGGAAAATGAACATGGGCATACTATTTGCATTGGTACTGCTTCTGAATTAGAATCATATACAGGCAAAAAATTTACTGATTTACATTTAGATAAAATTGGTGATGTTGAATTTACAACTGAAAATGGTACATATAAACGTACATTTGGTGTACTTGATTGTTGGTTTGAATCAGGAATGGCTGGATTGGCTAGATTTGGATATCCTCAATGTGATAAAGTATCATATCCAGTTGATTTTATTGCTGAATCAGTTGATCAAACTAGAGGATGGTTTTATACTCTTAATGTATTATCAACAGCATTAAATCATTCACCGGCTTTTAAACAAGTTATTGTTAGTGGATTAATTTTAGCTGCAGATGGTAAAAAAATGTCTAAACGTTTGGGAAATTATACATCACCAGATCATATAATTGAAACATATGGTGTTGATGTTTTACGCTTATATTTAATTGGATCACCTGCAGCTAAAGCTGAATCATTCTGTTTTAAAGATACTGATTTAATTGATATTAAACATAAATTATTACCATATTATAATGCTCATATCATGTTATCTGAATGTGTTGCTTATATAAAAACAATTGATGATTTTAAATTAGATATTAGTCTAGTGTCTACAAATAAATTAGATATGTGGATGAATTTTAAATATATTGAATTTTCACAAAATATATATAAACATATGGAAAAATTAGAAATTACATATATTCCAAATCTAATTTTTAAATTTATTGAGAATTTATGTAATATATTTATTAAATTATCAAGAGATCGTATGAAATGTCAATTGACTGAACTAGATTGTAATGAATCTTTATCAACACTGTATTCTATTTTATCTAAATGTAATCTATTACTTTCACCATTTTTACCTCATTTAGCTGAATATTATAATAAGATTCTATTTAATAGTATGCATAATTATATTGGTAAAGATATTAAATATGAAAGTATTCATATGCAAACAATAAATGTTGATTATATTAAACAAATTAAAATTAATGATAATTTATTAAATGGGTTTTATTCAGTAAATGAATTATTGGAATGTGTTCGTAATTTACGACAACAACTTAATAAACCTATTTTTTATCCTATTAATTTTATTGAGTTATATACAGATTCTGAAATTATTAGTGAATATTCTGATATTATTTGTAAAGAACTTAATATTAAAAAATTAATTGTTTATTCGACAAATAAATTACAACGATTGTATAAAGCTAATAAAGGTCTACTTGGTAAACTTTATAAAAAAGATGGCGTTTTATATGCAAATAAAATAGAAAGCGGTGATATTACATGGGATGGTTGTAATCCAACTTTATATACATTCTCATATATTATTGATAAAAAAGATAATATGATTGGTGCTAAATTTGACTATTTAGATTATAATGATCAACGATTACAAGCAATTGTATATATTGATACTTTATCAACTAAAGAAAATGACATTGATGCAGAAATTAATAATATTAGACGTCAAGTAAATGCACATAAAAAAAATATGGGGTTTAAAATATTTCATAAAGTTGAAATTATTTTTGAGAAAAATAACTATTTCTCTGAATTATCTTGTGAAACATTAAATCTATTAACACAAAGATTAATCTCACCTATTAAATTTGAAGATAAATTAAATGATTATAATGTTATCACAACATTTAATGGTAAAGTATTACATGTATTAATTAAACTAATTGATTAAAAAATATAATTCATTTATTAAACTTTTTGATTAATAATTGTATATTCATTTATTATAAAATAAATAAATATAAAATAAATAAATATATTTAATCTGAGTCAGAATCAGAATCAGATGATTCGACATCAACAATCTTTTTTAATTTTTTTGATTTTCTACCAGCTACTTGTGATGTCTTTGTTTCTTTAGAAATACCAACTAATTGTGACGGTTTCGATTTAGATTTAGTATATTTTTTACAATTTAATTTGGGTTTAGAATTTTTAGAATCTAAATCAGAATCAGATTCTGATTCAGAATCAGATGAAACAGAATTAACATCTGTTGAAATAATTTCTTTTGGTACACTTATTTTATTAGTTTGTTCAAGTACAAAGCCATTAGTTACTTCATCTGTTTGTAATTTACTCATTAGTTCAGTTAATTCTTTTACAAGATTTTTCTGTTCTAATTCTAAACGGTCACGATCTTGATTAAGTATATTAATTTGTGCAGTAATATTAGCCCATTCTTTTTTCTTTTCATTTAATAATAATTCTAAATTAGTATTAACATCATTATCATTTGATACATGCATATTATTTTGAATTGTTTTATCTAAATCATCCTTTTTTTCTTTTTCTGATTCAGAATCACTTTTTACATTATCTTTTGATAAAATTTTATTATCTGATTGTACAGTAGATTTTTTAGTTTTAACTAGTTTAGATTCTTTTTTAACTTTAACTACTTTAACTACTTTTTCACTATTATCTTTAGTTTTTTTAGATTTTTTTCCTTTATCAGTTTCGACTTTATCAGTTTCGACTTTATCAGGTTCAACATTATCAGTTTCGACTTTATCAGTTTCGACTTTATCAGGTTCAACACTATCAGTTTCGACTTTATCAGGTTCAACATTATCAGTTTCGACTTTATCATCTTTTTTAGATTTTCTAGATTTAACAACTTTTTTAGATTTTTTAACTTCAACTTTATCTTCAATATTATTATCTGTAGAATCGACAACTACATTATTATCTGTAGGTTCAACTACTTTATTAACCTTTCTAGATTTTTTAACTACCGTTTTTTCAACAGTTTTATCTTCAGGATTGATAATTTTAGTACTTTTAGTTGGCATTATATTAAAAAATATAAGCTTCAAATTATATAATAATCAATTTTTTAATAAATAATCAATTTTTTATATGATACCCTATTGTTTAGATACAAAGTATCTAAATGATACCATTTAAAATAAAACTACGTTTTATTTTAAATGCAGTAGCTGTGAATAGAAAAACGTAGTTTTTCTATACACATCGTACCCTATTGTTTAGATACAAAGTCTTAAACGCTATAATAATTGAAAATTATTGAAATTACTAATAATTTAATAAATATAATAATACAAATGTTATGGACAGATAAAGCACAAAAATATTTAAAAAAATATTGGAAAATAGAAAAATTAAAAGATAAACAATTTAATGTTATCAATGAACTACTATTAGGTAAAGATGTTATTGGACTATTACCAACAGGATATGGTAAATCATTATGTTATTTACTACCACCACTTGTAACAAAAAAAGTTATTTTTATTATAAGTCCATTAATTTCATTAATGGATGATCAAAAAGAAAAATTAGTTAGTATGGGTATAGCTTGTGCTACATTACATGGTAATAATAAAAATAAAGATCAAGAATTATTTAATATTATTGATGGTAAAATTAAAATTGTTTATATGAGTCCTGAATATTTAATTAGAGGTGATGGACTAGAATTAGCAAAAACATTAGTTGAAACTAATCAATTAGGTTTTTTAGCAATAGATGAATCTCATTGTATTAGTGTCTGGGGTCAAGATTTTAGACCAGAATATACAAAAATTAAACAGTTTAGGGAATATTATCCATCAATTCCTATTTTAGCTGTTACAGCAACAGCTACAGATACTGTATGTGGTGATATTAGTAAATTTCTATTATTATCTAATCCGGTAATAGTACGTGCAAGTTTTGATAGACCTAATTTATATTTAAAAATTTGTGAAATTCCTACAGAACAATTTAAAGAAATACGTCCGAGAAGTATTAAAATTACTAATAAACAAAAAAGTAAAGCATCAATTGTATTACCTCATATAGAAACTTATCCAAATGATAGAATTATTATTTATATAAATTCTAGAAAAGATTGTGAAGAGTTAGCTAAAGAACTTAACAAAATAAATAAAAATTGTTGTCAGGCATATCATGCAGGATTATCAACTGGAATACGTGAAAAAATACAATCTGAATTTTCAAATGGTGATATTAAAATTATTATTAGTACAATTGCTTTTGGTATGGGTATTGATTTGATTGTCAGATGTGTTATCATTTTTGGATCACCGTCATCTATTGAAGAATATTATCAACAGATTGGAAGAGGTGGACGTGATGGATTACCGTGTGAAACTATATTATATTTTGATTATGCTAATTTAATTATTGCAAAACATATGTTAAAAAATATAAGAGTAAAATTTCCAGCTTTAGCAAAAGCAAAGGAAGATAATATTAATAAAGTAAGTAAATTAGTATTTACAAATACATGTAGACGAAGATATATATTAGACCATTTCAATGAATCATTTAATTTTTATACTTGTAAAAATTGTGATAATTGTTGTGAAAATGAATTAATAGATATGACATCAAAATTTTGGCCAATAATATTTAATACAAATAATACCCTAATAGATAAAGCTTTTAATGAAATTAAATATAATTATTTAACAGAAGTTATATATTATGATAAAAATAATAAAGAAAAACAAATAGAATTATTTCTTGAAAAGGATATTCGACAGTGGAAAACATATATACTTGTTAATAAACTTACCGAATCAACTTTACCAGATAATATAAAATTTATGATTCCAAAAAAATTTATCAAAAAACCACAAATAAATACAGCCTCAAAATGTGATTATATAAATGATTTTGATAATAAAATAAAAACATATGAAAAATTAATTTAAACACTATCTAATAATATACTTATATAATTAATATGCTTAAAAAATTTAATATAATTCTAGCAATTGACAAATTTAATGGAATAGGTTATTATGATGATAAATCAAATATATATAATATTCCATGGAAATCAAAAAAAGATATGGCATTTTTTAAATCAATTACAACATATACTAAAAAACCAAACAAACAAAATGCAGTTATTATGGGTTATAATACATGGTTATCAATTTGTAAACCTTTACCTGATAGATATAATGTTGTTATAACTTCAAAAACTATTGAATGTGTTAATACATTTACAACATTTGATACTGCATTAGAATTTTTATCAAATAATACAATGATTGATAAAATATTTGTAATTGGTGGTGCAAAAATATATGATACTGCATTTAATCATTATTGTGTTAAAAATATTTATTTGACAACAATTGAACAAGATTACAAGTGCAATATTAATGTATCACTCGATTTTAGTAAGTTTGATCTAATTAATAAATCAACATGTATAGATAATGATATGTTATTAAACTTTTATCAATACAAAAAACGACAACATGATGAACAACAATATTTAGATATTATGAAAAAGATTTTAGATAAAGGAACTATTAAAAATGCTAGAAATGGTGATACAATATCATTATTTGATGGAAGTCATATGACATTTGATATGTCTGGCGGTAAGTTACCAGTTTTAACGACTAAAAAAATATTTTTAAGAGGTGTTTTTGAAGAACTCATGTTTTTTATTTCTGGTGATACGAATACAAATCATTTGAAAGATAAAGGTGTTGGAATATGGTCAGCCAATACAACAAGAGAATTTTTAGATTCTGTTGGATTAACAACATATGATGTTGGAGATATAGGAACTGCTTATTCATTTCAATTCAGACATTATGGTGCTGAGTATGATGGAATGCATAAAGATTACACAGGTAAAGGTGTTGATCAGTTTGCTAAAGTTATCAATGATCTTATCACAAATAGATTTTCAAGAAGAATTTTAATGACAACATATAATCCGGTACAAGTTCACAAAGGACCATTACCACCATGTCATGGTATTGTTATTCAGTTTGGTATTGAAGATGATAATAAATTAAGTTGTCATATGTATCAACGATCAACAGACTGGTTTCTTGGTGTTCCGTGGAATATTACATCTTATGCATTTTTACTTTTGATAGTAATTGAATTAGTTAATAATTCACCTTTATACACTGGAACTAAATTAGTGCCTCATAAATTGTTAATGTCTTTTGGTGATATTCATCTGTATAATAATTCAATAGAATCAGCAAAAAAACAAATAAAAAGAATACCATTTGAATTTCCAACTATTGAGTTTACAAAAACTATAAAATCACTAGAAGAATTAAAATGGTGTAATATTAAAATAAACAATTATAAATTTTCACCAAATGATTTTAATGTAGAAATGATGGCTTAGATTTTTATAAAATTGATTTAATTAAAAAAAGTTGAATTTTTTTTTATTTAATACTAATAATAATTTTTATAATGACATCTTATCAAGAGTTAATCAATAATACAAATACAAATACTAGTACTATTACTAATACTATTACTAATACTGAATCTGTTATAGATTCAGTATCTGTACATGAAATAACACCTGAAATAACACCAGAAATATTATATTTAATACCAGAAGAAATTAATTCATATAATGATAATTTTACTGGTGTAACCTATAAAATGGGTGGATCTGGTAGAGGCAATTTAGAAAATCAAGATGCTATGTCAACATGTTTTATTACTGTAGATAATATTAAATATACACTGAATACTATATGTGACGGTCATGATATCAATGGTAAGATATACGCAGATACAACAGTAGCTAAATTACCATTAATGATTTGTGAAAGATTTACCCAAGTTTTAGCAGATCCTTTTGTAATTATTAATGAAATATTTGCAGACTTTATAAAACAATTAAGTGATACACTTCTATTTGAAGATGGAGGAACAACAGTAACAATATCTATATTTTCTGATGGGTGTTTAATTGTAGCAAATATTGGTGATTGTGAAGCAATTCTAAAAACAAATACGCCTATTAATTCTATTTTGGTCGAACGTAATGGACAACTAATTCAACCAGAATTTACAAATGGATGTATTCGTGCAACAACTGATCATAATTGTACTAATTTAGATGAAGTCGAAAGAGTATTAAAAACAGGTGCAAAAATTAAATATTCATCAAAAGTACGACAGATTGATGCATTTACACAAATTGTTGAAAATGATATTATAAAATATATAAAAGTACCACATGCACAACAAAAAGGCGGATATGTAAATAATATGTCTGGTGATCCGGCTACATATATTTATGATTATAAAAATCATAAAATAATGAATTTGACACGTTCTATTGGTGATTGGGGGGCATGTTTTTTAAGCACAATACCAGATGTGACTAAAATCACATGGCCAAAAGGTAATCGTGCTAGATTAGTTGTTGGAACTGATGGATACTTTAATTGTTTGAGTAAAGAGAATCAAATTAATGAATTATCGTTTGTATATACACCAAAAATTATATGTGAGAGAGCTTATAAAGCTGTTGGTGATACATTTACATATGCAGAAGGCGATAATATGACAATTTATATTTGTGATATTTATCCATTTTAATTAAAACAATTTAAAGATATAATGTTATTATATATTGTCCATGGGTGTATTCTCATTGGACAATCACGAGTATTTGTCGATACTGGTTTAATCAACCCTTAATTTTATGTTAAGCATACCCACAATTTACATAGACTTGATTATGTCTAACCTTAATAGATTTTAAATCTTAAAGGGTGTAAAGATAAAATTTATAAGTATATTATGATATTAGATAGATACTGTCTATCTGGTTGATTCACAAATAGTTCATCTAGATGATTTGCATGTCCTTTGTTCCCAATATTAATTGAGGAAATTACTTATTTTAATTATTTATATGTTAGAGAAATGATACTTTTAACTTTTTAATTGTAATAATAAAAAAGAATATAGTACGCTTTATACATATATTATTTAATAGATATTTATAATACTAATACCAATACCAATACCAATACTAATACTAATTAATAAATCCGGCTTCCCATGTTCCATTTTAAAATTAAACAAAATTAGGAAATATTTGATTTAAAATTATCAAGACTTTTTAGCTTAATTGTTAAAGCAATATAATTATAATAATTATATGATAAAGGTTCGCAACCTTTAAAAGTCACACTTTGGTTTCTATTTTTAAATAAGAAAAAATGATAATATAATTATATATATCTCCAAAATTTTAAATAAGTTATCCAGGTAAATTATACTTGTCGAATTTGTTTAAATTTATAAAATTATTAATTTACATAATTACTTAGTTTATTTTTTATAATCTAAATAATTTATTAGTTATTCTTTGTATTTTTAAGCCTGTTGATAAGATTTAGCACCAATAATAAGTATTCTATTTATTAATTTACATAATTATATTTAATCTATTTAAAGATTAATTTAAAAAAACTATATAAAGATATATTATATTATTATATTAGTTCAATAAGAAATAAATAAAAAATTGAATCATTAATTTTTATAAATTAAGCCTATATAGTGTAAGCGGATAACACAAATGCCTTCTAAGCATTAGATTGGAGTTCGAATCTCCATATGGGTACAAATGGTTGTATAAAACACAACTAAAGATTCTGTAGCTCAGTCGGTAGAGCGTGTGGCTGTTAACCACAAGGTCGTAGGTTCGAACCCTGCCAGAATCGTTTTAAAATATTTATTCATTTAACATAAAGGCTATGTTCCCGAGCGGTCAAAGGGGGGAGACTTAAGATCTCCTGTTTATACTTCGTGGGTTCGAATCCCACCGTAGCCATTAAAATAATCCACTATCCACTATTAACTGGTTACAGCAATAATAAAAAATAAATATATTTTTTTATCCAGTTAGCAAACTTAATGAAATTAGCACAAATAATTTATAAATTTCATACAGCATAAAATAAAATAAAATAAAATAAAATAAAATAAAATAAAATAAAATAAAATAAAATAAAATAAAATAATCCACTATTAACTGGTTACAGCAATAATAAAAAATAAATATATTTTTTATCCAGTTAGCAAATAGGTTCTATAGCTCAGTTGGTTAGAGCGCGGTGCTTATAACACCGAGGTCGTGGGTTCAAGTCCCTCTAGAACCACTATTAACTGGTTACAGCAATAATAAAAAAATAAATATGTTTTTTATCCAGTTAGCAAACTTAATGAAATTAGCACAAATAATTTATAAATTTCATACAGCATACAATAAAATAATCCAATATTTAACTGGTTACAGCAATAATAAAAAATAAATATATTTTTTATCCAGTTAGCAAACTTAATGAAATTAGCACAAATAATTTATAAATTTCATACAGCATACAATAAAATAATCCAATATTTAACTGGTTACAGCAATAATAAAAAATAAATATGTTTTTTATCCAGTTAGCAAATAGGTTCTATAGCTCAGTTGGTTAGAGTGCGGTGCTTATAACACCGAGGTCGTGGGTTCAAGTCCCTCTAGAACCACTATTAACTAGACACAATAATAATTAATATATAGCTATTCATTTTTCATTTAATAATAAATACTTGAAAGTATTTATTATTTTTATAATATATTTTGTATATTATAAAAATAAAACAAAATATAAAAAAATTGTTTAAATACAATTTTTATTTCAGATATTTTTTAGTTTTCGTAACTATTGGTTTAATATACTTTTAACTAAAAGCTTAACATATTATTTTTAACTTTGTAATCAACTTGTTTTCTATAATGAATATTAAATATTACATGACTTTTATGTAAAGTTATATATACTATTTAATTATTTTTTCATAAAATTGAAAATAAAAATATTTAATCATACAAGTATTATAATTACTATATGAATAATTCAAAAATGAATTTACAAATTGAAGAAATAAATACATCAATTTCATCATTAGCTATTGATAAAACTAAAATAATAGATGAAGATATTAAATGTTTTAAAGATTTAAGTAATAAATTATTATTAGAAATTGCTGCGAAAACTACCAGTAAATTAAGTGAAAAACAAGAAGAACTCCGGAAATGTAAATGGATTGATGGCGAATCAAATACTGATACAGAATTTTCAGAATTAGCGTGTAAATGTGCTGAAGAGGCTTGGATATGCATAAAACAAAATTATCCACAACTCAATATTATTACAATGACTGCGTCAATCCCAGATATTAATTGCATATTTTCAAAAAATGAAAAAAATATTAAGGGTATAAAAAATAAAATAGAACTCAAAAGTTCTAAAAGTCATGTTATGCCTGGATCAACAATAGGCAAGTTAGATATTAATCAACCTTTGATCTATTGTTATAGGTCTAAAAATGTAGATACCCCATATGAAATTAGATATGGTCAATATCATACAGCAATGGGTGAATCCGATATTGATTTATTTCAAGATAGAACTCCTAGACCACAGTTAAATTTTACAAAATTATTTCCATCTTCACAAATGGAAATAATTTATTCTAATAAGAAAAAAGATGCATGGATTTCACATTATGGAAAATGTGCAGTTAATAGAATAAATTGCAATGTAAACTATTCATGGCAAGACTCACTTATAAAAAGTATATTATACGAAGCATTAAAAAACATAGAAACGATTGAGGATTTAATTATATTACGTGATTCAGTTCGTCCGACATTGCTGTAAAATTTGTTGAACTTTCCGTGCAATTATATAACCTAATAACGGTGGTACTGCGTTTCCAATTGGTTTATACGCCATACTTGTTGGTTTTCTTTCCGTTAAAATACAATTTGGTGGAAAAGTTTGTATTAAAGATGCTTCACGAACCGAAAGTCGACGTTCTTGTAAATGCCCTTTATTATTTTTTCCTCCATTTATACGACGGAATTCTATATTACCATGATGTTCTGCACGCATTGTAGGACAAAATCCATCAATTTTAATTTCAGTTTGTCCTTGTCCTTTATCCAATTTTGATGCTTTTGAATAAACTTGTTGTGCCATATCCGTTGTTTTATCAGGTTCCTCCAGATGCATAAAATAATGTTTAATAGCACATTTTTTTTTATTTTCTGTAATTATATTCCAGTCATCTTTAAGTTTATGTCGACAATCTAAACGTATACCCATTATAATAACACGATGTCTTGTTTGAGGAATTCCAAAATCTTCGCATTTAATTAACTGATATTTTACTTCATATCCAACCTCAACAAAATCGTCCATAATTTTTTGTATTGGATTTCCAGCCATCGTTAAAAGCCCATTCACATTTTCAGCAATGAATATAATTGGTTTAACTCGTTTAACTACCTCTACATATGATTTATATAATGTACCTCTATCAGCGTCAAAACCTTTACGTTTTCCAGCATGACTAAAATCTTGACATGGGAAACCACCAGTAATTACATCAGCGGATGGAAAATCATAATTATTAGTGATACAATCTCTTATATCTTGCAATATATAATTATGATTCCACTTATTAAGTTCCGCTACTTTTTTAGCAACAGGAAGAATATCATTTTGAAATACAATTTTAAATGGTAACCGTTTTAAATTTACGAATCCATCTATATTATAAGCAGAATCAATAAATTCGTTTGATAAGATACTTTCGGAATGAACTATAACCTGTTCTGAAAATCCTACATCCATTCCACCCATTCCTGAAAATAATGATATTACATTTGTAATTTCTAAATTTTCCGTTGAGTTAATAACTTTTATGTTATCTTCTATTATTGTTTCTACTTTTTTTTTAGTATGGGTATTACAGTCGTGCTTTGCACAACTAGCTAATAGTGTATTATTATTTATTAAATCAATTATTTCGCCTTTATTTTTTGATTTACACTTTGTAATACCTAATTCTTTACACTTTTCCAATAATTCTATTTTACTCATTTTTGATATATTCATTTGTTCAGTTATAATAATTGTGATATTATTTTCTGTATTATTTAAAATCAATTTTTTGTTTAATTTAATCAATATAATTAAATACAACATATGGAATTAATTATAAATTTTATAAAATACTTTTAGTGTTTGAAATTTGATACGACACAACAAGCCGAATAAATGTCTAAATATATATACTTGATATTATTTTTATAATATAATTTAATATATTTGGTTTATATAACTGTAAAATCATTAAGTATTAAATAAATACAAATCTTAACAATTAAATTTTTTTATACATAATAATAATAATGAAAGTATTTTCACATTCTTTACAAGGAAAACGAGAAGAAAATGAGGATCAACATATTCATATTATAAATATATCTGGTGAAAATAAAGAATTAAATCCTATTAATTTTATAGGTGTGTTTGATGGTCATGGTGGTAAAGCTGTTAGTAAATATCTTAAAGATAATTTACCTAAATTTTTTGTTAATAAATTTAAAAAAGATATTTATTCAAATCCAGATACAGCATCTAAATATTTTAATAAAGTGTATGATTTAATTCAAAATAAAATGATAACAGATCATCCAAGGTTTGTACAATATTGTGGATCAACTGCATGTATTGGTATTCAATTTAAAGATTCATGTAATAAAAATAGATTATGGTTATTAAATGTTGGTGATTCAAGAGCTGTAAAATGTAATAAATTAAATATTGCTGAACAACTTACACAAGATCATAAACCTAATTGTCCTACAGAAAAAGCAAGAATAGAAAAATTAGGTGGTAAAATTGAATTTGATGGTTCTGACTGGAGAATTAAAGATTTATCATTATCAAGAGCTTTTGGGGATTTAGATTGTACACCATATGTAACACATTTACCACAAATTTATCGTTATAAAATAAGTTCTACAGATAAGTTTATAATTTATGCATGCGATGGTTTATGGGATGTAATGACAAATCAAGATGTAGTTGACTTTATTAATGAATTAATTTCAAATAAAAAATTTAAAGGAAATTATGCTAAAGAATTAGCAGAAGAAGCATATAAAAAAGGATCATTAGATAATATAACAACTGTTATTTATTTATTATAAAATAAAATTTATTTATAAATACTATCTTTTTGCATGTTGTTTAACTGTAACTTATTTTGGTGTGGTAATTTTTATAGTAACTGATTTTTCTGTAGTTATTTTCTTTTTATTTTTTTTGCAACTGCTAACTGATAACCCTTCTGTAGATGTTTTTGCCATATTATTATATTTATTATACTTATTATAGTTAATATAATTGTATTAGCTAGCTATGCTATTTAATAGGGTATTTTAATTTTTATAATGTTGATTAGTATATCATTCGGTATTTTTATTATACATATCTATATTAAACAACATTTAATGGAATCCATTTTTTAAATTTTATAGAATATATACAATTAAATTTAACAGGTTTATCATTAATAATATCGTCACATAATTGAGATGTTTTAAGATTTGGAATTAATGCAATTCCTTCTTTATCACCGTTTTCATTTTCTGAAATATCATAAACATCAGGTATTATAGTTCTTGATAACCATAATATTTTACATTTTCCATTAGATTCATATGAATATGTTCTTGACTTTAGAAAATTTACAAAATCATGTATAATATGATATGATGTTTGTTCAATAATTTCATTATTTGATGTATTTATATTTACTTTTTCTATTTTCTTTTCTATATGTAAAACATTCACACCTGAAAATTTTGGATAAAAAATTATACCATTTGTTTGAATTGATAATTTTGATAAATTTTCAATCATATTTTCTAAATCGGCATATTTATATAGTTTATTTAATTTAAATTCAAAATTGGGACAATATGTAATTTTATCTTTTTTAAAATGTGTCTTAAGAATTGTGTCTAGACTTGATAATTTTTGATTCATTTCCATTTCAAGCATTTTATTACCCATCAAATAAAAACAATCTTGAATTAAATATATATATTCATTATTTGAATTTATTAATTTACCATCAAATATAGTACCATTGAAAAGGGCATCTGATGTTTTCATGTTAATTTGAATAATTTGTATAGTTTTCATATCTAATTGTGATTTATGATATGATAACTTTTTTCTATCAATGGCTACACAAAATTGTTTACCATTTATTATTAACATTAATACTAAATAATTATAACCTTTAAAATTTGGCGAAACATAATGTTCATTGTCTTGAAGAAATTTTATTTTTTGCATTGTATTTAACATAATATATCTGTATTTTGATAAATCGAGTTTTCCATATAAATAATCTATTATTTTGCTTTTAATATCATTATCTACAATAAACCCTTCACGGCTTCCTAACATGGTTTTTTTATTCATTAAGTAAATAAGTATACAACCTTTTAAATATAATTATCAATTTTATTTAATCAGCTTGGATAAATATTATTGATTTCAAATCAAAAATAAAATATATAAAATTTAAAAACTATTTATAAATAAAATATATTATATTATAAATGGAAGAAATAATTAACTTTTTATTAATTATAGCAGTTTATATACTTATATATTATTATATTCGAAAATATAAAAATATTAAAAAAATTAAAAAAATTAAAAAAAATAAAGAAATTAATGATATTAAATTTAATGATAATAATAAAGATATTAAAGTTAATGATGAAACAAAAGATATTAAAGTTAATGATGAAACAAAAGAAAATATAATTAATAATGAAACAAAAGATATTATAATTAATGATAAAGAAAATATAATTAATAATGAAACAAAAGATATTATAATTAATGATAAAGAAAATATAATTAATAATGAAATCAAAGATATTAAATTTAATGAAACAAAAGATATTATAATTAATGATAAAGAAAATATAATTAATAATGAAATCAAAGACAATAATAATAATGATATATTAAATAAATATTGCAATATAGATAAAATTAATTATGAAGAATATATTAAACCCCAAAAAATAGATTATGATTATAATATTGAAGATTTAGAAATACAATTTATGAATGAACAGAAAAATGGAGTACATTTTACATCATTATGCCCAAATAGATGGATACAGTCATTTGATCCTGATGGTAATCCTATTTATAATAGTAGAGAAAATGTTACAGGTGTATTAGAATCATTTATTGAACCAAAAGCACGATTTAGTTATGAATTTAATAAAGAAAATACATTAAAAATGAGTGGGATAATAGACCCAGATGATTTTATTGATGGTAGAGGTAAGACAATAAAAGAAATATATGATAATTCATTTGTTGATTTTAAAAAGTTAACACCAAAAAAAACTATTATAGATAATGTATCTGAAGAAAATTCTAATTCTATACAAGCAGCATCAGATTTATATTATTTACCACCTGATAATTGGATATATGAAAATGAAAAACAAGAAAATGGTGGAAAAAGTATTGAAGGTATTTATGCTTCAGATCCAAGTGTAGTTGGTTTAGAAGCTGTGTTTTTATAAAAATTGTGTGCAAATGTTATAAAAAATATTTTTTATAAACATTGCCATTGGTTTGATTTATTATTAGTTTCTGTGTTTTTATAAACATTGCCATTGGTTTGATTTATTATTAGTTTCTGTGTTTTTATAAACATTGCCATTGGTTTGATTTATTATTAGATTATGTGTTTTATAAAAATTGTGTGCAAATGTTATAAAAAATATTTTTTATAAACATTGCCATTGGTTTGATTTATTATTAGATTCTGTGTTTTATAAACATTGCCATTGGTTTTTATTTATATTTATAATATAAATAAAAATTGTAAAAAGATATATCTAAAAACATATTATTACTATAAAATTAATGTCTGAATTAGTTAAAAAGTTAATAAAATCAAAAAATGATTCTATTGAAACTGCATCAAACTTATCAATTGAAGAGTTGGAAAGTATAATTATGTATGCTAATGATAAATATTATAATACAGATACACCTGTAATTACAGATGCATTATATGATATTTTAATAGATTTTTTAAAATTAAAATCACCAAAATCTATTGTATTAAAAAATATTGGGGCAAAAGTTAAAAGTAAAAGTAAAAGTAAAATAAAATTAGATTATTGGTTAGGATCAATGAATAAAATAAAACCACAATTTACTAATCAACTTGATAGCTGGATTAGTAAATATCCTGATTCTTATAATATATCAGATAAACTTGACGGGGTTTCTGCATTATTAACTTATAAAGTAGATGGAACGATTAATCTGGCTACACGTGGTACGGCGATTGAGGGCACTGACATTACACCAATAATAAAATATTTAAAATTACCATCATTTGATAATGTATCAAATTATTGTAATTTACATAAAATAAAGGGAAATACTGTATTATCTAGTTATGCAAAGCATGACAGTAATACTAATTTAATTGCATTTAGAGGTGAATTAATTATAAAAGAAAAAGTATTTATAAAAAATTGGAGTGATAAACTTAAAAATGTACGAAATAGTGTAGCTGGTTTAGTAAATAGTATAACAATTAATCCAAAATTAGCATTAGATACAGAATTAGTATTATATGAAATAGTTGATCCATTCTACCCAATTGAAAAACAATTTAAAATAATTAATGGTATTGGTTTTAATCTAGTAACAAATAAAACATTTAATTCTAATTTAACATTTGAATTATTATCAAAATATTTGAATGAACGAAGAACAAAATCATTATATAAAATTGATGGAATTATTGTTACCAGTACCAAAATACAAAAACGTAATATAAAGGCAAATCCAGATTATGCATTTGCATTTAAAGATATTTTAGAAGATCAAAAAGCAATAACACATGTTATATCTATTGAATGGAATATTAGTAAAGATGGTTTTATTATTCCTACATTATTACTTGAACCAGTTAATATTGGTGGTGTTGAAATAAAACGTACAACAGGTTATAATGCAAAATTTATTGTAGATAATAAAATTGGTCCAGGATCTAAATTAGAAATAATTAGGTCTGGTGATGTCATACCAAAAGTACATAATGTTTTATCAACATCTAAATCAGGAACAGCAGATTTACCAAAAAGTAAATGGCATTGGAATGAAACAAAAGTTGATATTCAATTAGATGATGTAAAATCAAATTCAAACGTATTAATAAAAAATATTTATTATTTTTTTTCAAGTTTAAATACAAAAGGATTAGGCGAAAAAAATGTTGAGAAATTAATTAATGCTGGATTAAATACTATTGTTAAAATATTATCTGCAGATGAATCAATGTTTTTAAAAGTTGACGGATTTAAAGAAAAATCTGCTCATAATTTAGTACTTGCAATAAAGAGTGCAATGACTAATATACCATTAGCTAAATTTATGGCTGCATCAAATAAACTTGGACCCGGTCTTGGTGAAGAACGTATGAAAAATGTATTATCAATATATCCAAATATTTTAATGGATTATAAAAAATGGAGTAAAACTGATTTTATTAATAATATAAAATCAATTAATGGATGGGAAGATAAAACTGCTAAATTATTAGTTTCAAATTTCGAAATTTTTATTAATTTTTATGATTCAGTTAAAGAATATATTACGATCGAAACAGTTAAAAATAGTATTAAAGCATCCGGTGTATTTACGGATAAAACAATTGTTTTTACTGGTTTTAGAGATAAAGATTTACAATCTAAAATTGAAATACAAGGCGGAAAAATTAGTTCAAGTATTAGTAAAAATACAGATTATCTAATTGTAAAAGATAAATCAGTTTTAGATTCACCAACAGACAAAATTATCAAAGCTATAAATCTTAATATAAAAATTTTAACAAAAGATAAACTTATTAAATTATTAAATAAAAAATATATTTAAATTTAATCTATATAATTAATATATGTCTGCATTAAATTATTACAAACCTATGTTTCATTATTTTTTAGATGGATTTTTAGGTAAGAATGACCCAGGAGCCTTAATAGATAATGTAATACGTTTTTTGAATGTAAATAATATTTATAAGTTTAATTCTGATACTAATTTAAAAATGATAAATATTGATGAAATAATAAATAAATTAAATGATTTAAATAATTCAATATTAACATTAGGATTAGATAGTCATGCAACAAGTTTATTATTTTATATTATTGATAATGATTTATTTATTTTATCAATAAATTCAGGTTTAGGAATTATCAAACATAAACAATATAATAAAAATAATAATATATTATATAGTCCATTTTTTTGTGTTAAAATAAAAAATTATATATCAGAAAAAAGATCAAAACATAATACATCAGAGACAAACCATACAAAAAAAAGAAATAAAAATGAAAAATTTAAATTATTACCATCAAATCATTCAAAATTAGAATCAGAATCAGAAACAGAATCAAAAAAAATAAAGTATAATACCGATGTATTAATTAAAATAATTAAGTTTTCTCAGTTATATCAAGAAATTGAAAATTATAAATTTAACCAAACTAAAGAAATAATTAATAAAATTAAATTATATGCTGAATATTTAAATTTAACTGAAATAATCAATTTTTTTAATAGTGATGATACAAATGATATAATAAATTATATTAATAATTATACAAAAACTAAATTTTATATTTTATTTATTAACTATTTAACTAATACATTAAATTTAACAGATGAAACAGATGAATTTAATATATTATTAAATAAAAAAAATAAAAATTTAAATACTGAATATACAAAATTAAATAAAAGATTATATTTAAAAAATCGTTTATATTTACTTAATAATAGTAAAGAAACAGGACCACAAACAAATAAAATAGAAAACTTTAAATTGTATATTTATAGTCAGGAAGATGGTTCATGTACATTTTATTCATTATATTGGGCTATTTTAATAAATAGTTTATATAATCATGATTATGATCATTATACACGTATGATTACACATTTTGAGACCGAAATGGTTAAAATTTGTAATAAAGAATTTATACCATATATACTTAGTAAATCTAATGATGAATATTTTAATTATCCAACTATTAGTACTATTTTAAATAAATTATCAAACTTAAATGTTATAAATAAAACAATATTTAATAATTATTTAGATACTTTTTTGTATGACAAAATATCTTTAAGTGTATATACATCTGATAAATGTATAGATTGTACAAATGATTTATATAATAAAATATATAATAATAGTGATATATATTCTATATTATTACAACCTCATAAATTAGATTCTGATGAATTTAATACAGATATATTTTTAAATATATATTTATACTTTTTAAATAATACGGATGATACTAATAGTATATTTAATATTAAAGATTATAAGGATACAGACTTTACAAATCTTTATGATAACCCAACTATTAAAACTTTAATAAATAACATAAAATATTTTACGGATAAGTTAAAAAAATATAAATCAAATTATAAATCAGAAGAATATTTAGATATTAATACAATACGATATTATTATATTGCAAAAAGTATTATTAATTTTCATATCAATTATGTAGATCCAAATATAGAATATAATATTATTAAGTTTTGTCATTTTATTTATAAATTTTATTTATTTTATATGTTGTTTTTAAACTATATTTTTTACAAATTGTCTGATAATATTAAAACAGAAAGTATAAATTTAGATTATAATATATTACAAGATTATTTTTTAAATTTAAATATTAATGATAAGAATGATATAATTATGTATATATTAACAAAAATAACTAATAAAAAATTAGATAAAATTGATAAAGATAAATTAACTAGACCAAATATTTATGCAATAGATAATTTTTATTATGATTTAAATAAAGATAAATATTACTTAGATGGTTTTACAATTAATTTTAATTTTCCACCACCAACAAATGATAATATTAAAAAATTAGAATTAATGCAATATCCATTAGTACAATTAGAATCAATTACACTGTTTTTATATGATAATCCTAGATATTTATATAATGATTTTAATAATAATTACTTGTTTAATAAAAATTATTTTGTTGAAACAAATTTAATAGACATATTAAAAACTGATAAACATAAAAATAATTTAGATAAATATTATCGTGATTTATTTTATAATGCTATTAAACAAAATAAATCTAATGATGAAATATATTATTTTGGTAAAAAAATACTTTTACTAAATAATTATAAATTATTATCTAATCCATATGATTTCAGAAAAAATAGTAACTCTAAAGATAAAGAAAAAAAATTAATTAAAAATTTAATTAATGAAGCATCTAAATTAAATTTTTCAGAATTTAAATTGGAAAATGATGATATTAATGCCATTTTAAAACAAAATAATTATGATTATCATAATTTTAAAATTATTCGTAAAATGCAAATACATTTTTCATTTTTGTTTAATACAGATAATGCTTATACATTATTTAATATTAAAGATAATAATATTTATATATTTTATGAAAATTATCATTTAATTATTCATTTAAATAAGATAATTGATCCAGATGCGTATGATCAAGACACTGATGAAACAGGAATATATGATCCAGATGTATATGATAATAACATGAATGAACCAAATACTGATGAATCAAAAACGGATATAAATGTGTATGATCCAGATGTGTATGATCCAGATGTGTATGATCCAGATGCGTATGATCAAGACACTGAAGAAACAGGAATGAAAAAAATGTATGAACCAGAATATGATAATATCATGAATGAACCAAATACTGATGAATCAATAACGGTTACAGAGGAGTATGATCCAGAAGAGGTTATCCCAGAATATAGTTTTTTAGGTCAATATAGTATAACTAATATAATAATAAAACATCTTGGTAAAGAATATACTGCTTTGAAAAGAAATGAAATTAAACATCCGTTTAAATATTTTATACCAAGTGCATGCTTAAGTTTAATTTATGAAAAAGATGGTCAGTATAATGTATTATGCGTTGCTTCTAAATTTAATAATTCAGAATATTATAAATTATTTGGAACTTTAATATTATCAAATACACCAGATATTATTTATAATTATCGTGTAGATTTATCTAATTTATTAACAATTTCTATTGATAAAGACACTGATGAACTAAATAAATTATCTTATTTTATTAAAAATTATGGAGTAAATAATTTAAATTATATTTATTTAAAAGAATGGGATGAAAAAGGAATACAAAAAATAAATATAAATGACTTTAATTTATTATGTTATTTTAATAGTAGTAATAATGAGTACGATTATCATGAAAAATATAATAATAAAGATACAAATTTAATACAATTTGTTAAAAAAGAATATTCAAACAATTCTAAAAATATAGAAATGAATGATATTGATATCAATATTAATCTTACTAACGATAAATATAAAAAAATTATAGACTTGCAAAATTTAATAAAATTAAATAAATATTCAGATTTAGTTATAGATGTTGAAAAAAAGGATGAATCAACAATTGATACAGAATTAGATTTATCTTTGGATGTTAAAAAAAAGGATGAATTAGATGCTTCATTTAATAATCTTGTTTTTAAATTATCATCATGTTCTATAGATAATATATCAAAAATTTATTCAACAGTAACACAATTCAATAAAAGTATAAAACATGAAATAAATAAATTATATAATAAAATTCAAATAGATATAATAAATAATATACCATTATTAGACTTAATAAATACTCAAGATAATATTATTAATTATACATATCTAAATAATATACATAATATATCAAAAGATATACTATCTAACCCATCTATTAATAATGAACATTTATGTAGTAAATTAAAAACATATATTAATTTTAAATTAAGAAAAAATAAGTTTATATATATTTTTGAATATTTATTTGAATTTATTTTAGGTATAAATGTTTATGATGAACAATATTATAGATATATTAACATAATTAAAGACCATGATGGACAATATAATAATTATATTTCAATTATTACTAATAAAACATATAATCCTAAATACTTTGAACCTAAAAAAGGTATTTCATTAAATCTTATATTAAAAGGTGGGGGATATAAAAATTATCCATTACATCATATAATGATGGGTAAAGGTAAATCATCAGTATTAACACCATTATTAAGTTTATACTTTTGTTTAATAAAAAATAAAAAAGTATTTATAATAGTACCCCCTCATTTAGTAAAACAAACAGAAAAAACATTTAATAATATAATTAATATATTTGAATTAAAAGATAATATTATTATAAAATCTGATGAAGATATTAAAAATGATTATTTAACAGAAACAACAATATATAAACAACAAAAATATAATGAAAATTTAATATTTTTAATTGATGAATTTGACACTATTTTAGATCCATTAAAAAGTGAATTTAATTTAACTAAACAGGAATTTAAAAAAAAGATTGATGACAATAATGTAATAAAAAATATTAATGAAATAATTAAAACCTTTATTATAAGGAAAAAAGATACATTAACAAAAGATGATATAGCAGTTTATACCGAGCTAAAAAATCATGATCTAATAGTATCTGAAATTAATAATGTACTATTAAATATTAATGATAACAAATTAAAATATAATATTAATTGGGGTATTCATCCAGATAAAGGATATGCAATACCATATATGAATAAAGATACACCATTCCTAAATAGTAATTTCAATTCAATATTTTTAACATTAGTTTTAACATATTATTACTATTATATTATTTTATATCGTTCTGGTAAATTAACTTTTGATGAAAACTTTGTTAATATAATTATAAATTATGACTTTAAACATGATATAGAAAAACGTATTAGTAGAGTATTATCAGATTCTATAAAAATATTATGCAATGAATTAAATAATGAAGTAGATACTCAAAAGGAAGATATATTAAATAATCTAATTATAAAAATTATAGATTCAATTGAAATATCAGAACACCAATATAATATATCTTTTATTGATATAATTAATATACCTAATGTTTATAAGATTGGTTATTCTGGAACTTTAAATATTGAGCTACCAGAAGAAATAAATAATTCAGATAAATTTAAAAAAGATAAAATTACTGGAGATTTAGATGAAAATTTTAATGTATACTATTCATTATTAGTTAATAATGTTTTAATCGTAACTAAAGATGGAGAAAAAGAATTAAATAAGGATAGTAAATTATTTATTAATAATTTTAGTGATATAACTAATTACGATGCTATAATTGATACAGCAGGATTATTTAGATATGAATCAAATGAACATATTGCTATATCATTATATAACAAAATAGATAGACCAATTATATATTTAAATAATAATGATGATATTTTAGTTTTCGATAAAGATGGAAATCAAAAATATGATTCAAATAAATTATATACAAAGCCATTTTTTTATTATAGTCAAAAACATACTATTGGTATTGATATTAAACAAGATAATTATCCTAATCTTAAAGGTTTGTGCATAATAGATAAATTAAATACATATACTGAAGTAGCACAATCTGTTTTTAGATTAAGAAAATTAAACCAAGGACATACTATTCAATTAGTTTGTATAAATAAAATTATTATACCTACAGAAAAAACAATAATAGATATATTACTTGAAAATGATAATAATAATAAAAAACTAAAAATTCCAAAATTATCATTACAAACTATTAAAGCTAACATTAGAACTGAACTGAATTTTGATAATTTAGAAAGATATAAAGAAAAAGTAAAATATTTTTTTAATGAACCAAATTATGAAAATATAACAAATAATGATGAAATTCTTAAATATATTTTTAATAAACAAGATTTAGATGTAAACGATAGTGTTGATATGACTTACCATGAACCAGATGAACAAATTAGCAATCTAATTAATAATCAAAATAAATTAATAAGAATAATAAATCTTCCAAATAAAGATGATAATAATATTAATCTTAAAAATTTAGTATATAATGTTAATTCATCATCATATACAACAACTAAAGACACATCAATACAAATTGTACAAAATAATTTGACACAAAATAAAGACTTTAAAAATAACGATTTATTAGATGTTGACTATACTACGAATAGTCATAACTATATGTTGAATAACTCAAATAAAACAAATAGACTTAAATATTATGTAATTAAAAAGAATAATAACATATTACAATATAATCCATATGTTTTAACAACATTATTTACTGATGATGAAAAAAATAATTGTTACTTTACACCATTATTATTAGTAGTTAACAAAAATGATAACAAAAAAATAACTATTATTCCATCAACAGATATTTATTTATATAATAATGAAAATTATACATTTTTAAATTGTTCGGGATATAAATTAAAACAAAATAATATTGATATATCCAATCATACATTAAAAAATTATATAACTAATTATTATTCTTATCAATATAGTGATTGCGAAAAATTATTTAATCATCGAGTTTATAAGCATATATTTAATATATTAGCAAAAATTAATGGTTCCAATAAAGTAACTAGTAATAAGAATATAAATAAATTATTAGATACTATACGAAAAGAAAATGTTAAATCTAATAATATTTACGATGATGATTCTGAATTTAAAATTGAAAAATACAGTATTGTTGATATTAATCCAATTTATATGAAACATTCGGTGATATTAAGATAATTGTTGGTGGTGTATTAAATGTATAAATAATTAATATACCTATAAATAATAAAATAAGAGAATTATATAAATCATTTTGTGACATTAATTAAAGAATGATTTTTTTTAAATTTTAATTTAAAAAAATAGATTGTTATTTGTATTAATGGAAGTAAATAATATTAATCAATTATTATCTTTTAAAACAGATATTAACGTACGTGAATTAGATAATAGTGTACTAGAATCATTTAAATTATTATTTGATCATCTTGATAGAAATAAAAAAAATAAAAAATTTGTTAAAAAACTTAATACAAATATTTTAAAAAATCAAAAAATACAAAATAAAAAAGAAATTATATCTAATAAAGTTAATTTAATTTTAAATAAATTATCAGAATCAAATATTGATAGTCTAATAGTTGAGTTTATTCAAAATATTAATCAAGTTGATTTAGAAACTTTTAATGAAATTTTAAAAACGTTTTATTTAAAAATTATTTCAGAAATAAATTTCATTAAAATTTATATTCAATTTCTTAAAATTCTGGCTTTTTTATATAATAAAGTTCAAAATTATAATTTATCATATTTTTATTCTATTGTTGAATCAAAATTTATGTTAGATTATACAGATTATGATATTGAACCTGGTAATGTGTATGATTTTATTAAAAATAATAATGGTGAAACATCTAGAATAAATAATTTAATTTTAATTAAAAATTTAGTTGAGAATAATATGTTATCAACAATAATATATGATTTATGTGATGAAATAATAATAAATCAATCTAATTTTATACCAGATATATATCATTGGTTTGGTTCTAAAAACAGAGATTTAACACAAACAGAAATTAAAATGATAAATGATATTCTTGCAAAAACTGGTATTAATTCGAGAGAAGTAGTATTATTAGAAAACCTGATTAATCCTAAAAAATTAAATAACGCACATACCCATTCTATAATGTCATCAATATCAATGCCTGAATTACAACATAACAAACCAGTTCCAAAAGAATCAACAGTTAAAACAATAAATAATATACCTATTCAAAAATCAATTAGTTTATCTAAAATACAATCTACAAATGCAGTATTAAAATCAAAAAATAATTTACCTGAAAAAGAATCAGATAAAATTTGTAAAACAGACACATTTCAACTTGAATGTGATAATATAATTGAAGAATTTTTTATAGTAAAATCAAATGATGAAGTTAAACATTTTATTGTTACTAGGTGTATTGATGCAATTAGTAAAAATAAATTCTGTGAAAATATAATTGATAAATATTTTTTAGTAAATAAAGAAAATTCATTAGAAATTTTAGAGTTATTAAAACAATTAGTTAAAATTCGGGTATTATTTAAATCCAACCTAAGTAGAGGATTATTACTAATAAATAATAATTGGAAAGAAAAATCAATAGATTATAATAAACCTATAGATAAAATGAAAACAATATTAATACAACTTAAAAATATTGGTATTACTAATGGTATTGATTTTTTATTTAATCAATATAAAATAAAATAATTTTCTAAATATTTATATACTAAACATGTTTATAATAAAATCTTTTAATTAGTATTTATTATAATCTCATTTAATTTAAAAATATCTTATAGGAATATACATTGAATACTATATACAAATGTAAATTAAAACTAGAAAAATATAACCATAATTTATTTAGATTAGTATAAATTTTGAATAAATATTTTATTCATTTTGAAAATATTTAGCTTATTATATAACCTAAACATTTTATTCATTTTGTAAATATAAATATATCTTAGATATACATCCACATAATTGTAATAATGTATCAATACCACCATTTACCCTAATATAACTTAAACTAATAATTTCATATATTTTTAATTTAGTTTCATATTTTAATTCAGAATTACAACTATGGGTTTGTATATCAATATTATTATTTTCAAATAAATATTTCATAAAAGTTAATAATATATCATTTGGTGTATAACCTTTATTATATAAACTTTTTACAATATCTATTGTATGATTAAAATCATTTGTATAACAACTCTGAAGAATCTGTGCAATATAATAAGGTTTTGGTTTATCAATTAGTTTATATACATATTTATCGTCTAATTGTTTGAATGAATAATAAATACATTCTAAATTATTGATTGATTGTCTTATATCTTGATCTGATACAAATAGTAAAGTTTTTATACCATTATTTGTATAGGGAATATGTTCTTTAATACAAATATATTCTATTTTTTGATATAAATTTGTAGTATTAATACGTGGATATTTTATAATCATACATCTTGATTGTATTGATTCAATAATTTTAGTACAATCATTACAAATAAATACTATTCTTGTATTTATTCTAAATTTACTAATTATATTTGAAAGTAAATTTTGGGCTTTTGGTGTTATACTATCTGCTTCATCTAATATAACCAATTTATGATTTGGATATTTATTTGATTTATTTTCATTATTAATAATACAACCTGTTTTTTTTTTACAAAATGGAAAAATTGTATTATTAATAATAGATAATCCTCTATCGTCTGACGCATTTAATTCAAGAACATTGTCGCTATATTTATCTCCATATATTTGTTTAGCTAAAAATAAAATAGTTGAAGTTTTACCTGTTCCTGGTTCGCCTGTAATAATCATATTTGGAATAGATTTTGTTTCTAAAATTTTTTCTATTTTTTGTTTAATAAATGGTTCTAATAATATTTCTTTAGAATTTTTAGGTCTATATTTTTCAACCCATGGTATTTTAATATTGATCGGATAATCATCTGATAATTGTTTGGTTTCTATAACATGTCCTGAAATATCAATATTAATTTTTCTATGTTTATGTATTTTTGTATTTATAATCAATTTTTGTGTAAAAAAATCCATTTTTAATATTGATATAAAATGTTTATTATTGTTTAAATATATATTTAAACAATAATTTGTAAAATATAAATAATTATGAATAATCAGGAAAATATAAATAAAATTACAGAAATCATAGGTACAGATACTAATCCACACAATGTTTATAATCTTATCAAATTAAATTTTGATGAAAAAAAAATTGATAATGATATATATATAAAATTAATTAATCGATTTGTTTATACATCACATGTTTTTGATACTCGTGTTCATGATATATTAATTAATTATTTTAAAAAAAAATTTAATACAGAAGAATTAACAGATGATTTTTTATTTAAAAATATTATAAATAATACAATTATTGAAAGCTTATTAATTGTTTTTCTTTTAATTAAACCAATAATATTATTTAATTCTAAATTAGAAAATATAAATCATAATGTTCGTGTACATAAAAATTTAGACAAATTATTATGTGAAAAATGTTTATATAATATAATTACTTCAGTTGATGATTTTTATAATACACTGATTGTTAATTATAATTATTATCATGTTTATAATGGATTAAATAATAAAATGTTATATAATAAAATTTCAAAATTGTTTAGATTTATTTGTCCAGCACTTACATTTACCCATATAAAAAAACCATTACAATTAACTAATCAATCTAATCAATCTAATCAAACTAATCAAACTAAACAAATTAAAATAGGATTATTGTGTGATACATTAATTTCAGACATATCAGCATGTACTAATCAAACTAATCAAACTAATCAAACTAATAAAATTAAAATAGGATTTTTGTGTGATTTATTACTTACAGATACGTCAGTATGCAATGATAGAATAGGTATAATATATAATCTTATTAAAGATGATAAATATCAAGTTTATATTTTTACAAAATCTAAACTGGAAGGTCAGTTATATAAAATTATAATTAATTCAACTGGATTTAAAAATAAAATAATGTTAACAGAAAGTATAATTGAATCAAGAAATATAATTTTAAAATATAATATAGATATTTTAGTTTATCCAGAAATTGGTATGGATCCATTTTATTATTATTTAGCATATTCTCGTTTAGCACCAATTCAAATAAATACATGGGGGCACTCAGAAACATCAGGTATTGACACAATTGATTATTATTTTTCATCAAAATATTATGAAATTCCTGATGCACAAAAATTTTATAGTGAAAAACTTATATGTTTAGATTCATTGTGTACATATTATTATAGTCTTAGATTATATGATTTTTATCTAAAACTTAATGAGACAACACAATATGATAATTTATTATATTTTAATTTTCCAAGTAATTGCAATATTTATGGAATATTTCAAACTGTATTTAAATATGAATATAATATTATAGAAATAATTAAAAATATATTATATGAAGATCCAAAAGCATTAATAATTATATTAACATATAATAAAATTGAAGAACCATTTTTAAATTTTTTAAATAAAAATTTAGGTTATCATATAAATCGTGTTAGAATATTAAAAAGATACAAGATAGAAAAATATAGTAAATTAATAAAAAGTGTTGATATTATTCTTGATTCATATCCTTTTGGTGGTTGTAATACATCATTACAAGCTTTTAGTTTGGGAAAAGTAGTTATGACATTACCCGGTGATAAACTTTCTAGTAGATTTACATATGGTTTTTATCAAAAAATGGATATTACTGAACCAATATGTACAAGTATTAAAGATTATGTTAATAAATCTATTTATTATGCAAATAATAAAACTGAATTACGCAAAATAGAAGAAAAAATTATTAATAATCGTCATAAAATATTTGAAGAATATGATAGTGTAGTAACATGGAAAAATAAATTAGAAGAATTATATAATTTATATAATAATCAAAATGTTAATATTGTTGTATAAACTATTATTTTATAAAAACTATTATTGTATAAACTATTAATATCAATATATATTATTATTATTGTATATATTATTATTATTATTATTATTATTGTTTGTAATTATTTAAAATATTATTTATTAAATTGTTTACCGTATTTGTTATTGATTTAATATTTAATGTTGATATAATTAATAAAATATCTTCATTTGATGTTGCATATTCTAATTGTGTTATTATTTGTAAAGGTAAATGAGTACATGTTAAACTTAAATATTCAGATTTTACTGTATTAATAACATTATTTAATATATTGGCAAATGTATCAATAAATATTGATTTTGACTGTTTTATTAAATAATTATTATGTGTTACAATATTTTTAGAAATATTTATGATTCTAAATGTTGCTGTTTCATAAATATCTGATGTATATTGATTATTTTCTACTAATGCAGCAGTTATTGTTACATTACCTGGTTTTAACATTGTAATTTCTCCAGTTGAACTATTAATAGTTGCTATTTTATTATTACTACTTAAATATATTATTTTACCGCCTATAACTGTTGGCAGTGTTGGTGTAAATGGAATTGGACTTAATATTTTATTTTGTATAGTAAATTTTGTTAATTTAGGTATTGCTTTGTTTATTCTAAAAGTAGCATGTGTTGATATTTCAGTTGATTTATTTGTTGCATGAACAGTTGCGGTTATTGTTACAATACCATAAGTTTTTAAAGTAATTTCACCAGTATTTACATTTACTGTAGCTATTGAATTATTACTACTATGATATACAATTAATTCATCGCTATTAGTTGTAGGTAATATTGGTGTAAATGGTTTTGAATTCCATATTTGATTTGGTATATTAAATGTTGATATTGTTGTAATTAATTTATTAATTGTAAAAAATGTATTTATTGATGATGCAGTATATTTCGATGTTTCTAATACATATGCAGTTATTTTTACTGAACCTATAGATTTCATAGTAATTTCACCTGTATTTTCATTTATGATTGCAATAGATTCATCACTAGAACTATATAATATTTTACCATCGCTATTAGTTGTAGGTAATATTGGTGTAAATGGTGTTGTGTATAGTATTTGATTTGGTATATTAAATGTTGATATATTTGATATTACTTTATTAATAGTAAAAGTTGTATATGTTGATGTAGATGTGTATTTTTCTGTTTTTAATACGTATGCATATATTTTTAATGTACCTGATGATTTCATTGTAATTTCTCCTTCTTTACTTATTGTTGCAATTGATTCATTGCTTGAAGTATATGATATTTTACCATTACTATTAGTTATTGGTAATATAGGATAAAATGGAATTATATCCCATGATTTATTATCTATAGTAAATGTTGATATTGTTGCTTGTATTTTAATATTAAATACAGCAGTTGTTATTACAGATGTATATATATCTGTCTCATATACATATGCTGATATTGTTACTGATCCACCAGAAATCATTGTAATTTCACCAGTATTAGCATCAATAGTAGCAATCGATAAATCACTACTTGAATATATTATATTTCCATTACTATTTGTTATTGGTAATTTAGGTGTAAATACATTATTTGTTTGTAAAATTTTATTTTCAATATTAAAATTTGTTAATGTTGCATTTTTTTTTGTTATTATTAATTTTGCTGTAGTTGAAATACCAGTATATTTATCTGTTTCTGGTACTAGTGCAGTAATTATTACATTACCATGTGTATTCATTGTAATTTCACCTGTATTTTCATTTATTGTTGCAATTAATGGATTTTCAGATGAATAAATTATTTTACCATCACTATTTGTTACTGGTAATAGTGGTGTAAATGGTATATTACTTATTTCTTGTGGATTAATAATAAATGATGTTAATGTTCCAATTGCTTTATTTATTGTTAATGTAGCAAATTTATTAGTATATGTATATTTATCTGTTTCTAATACATATGCAGCAATTGTTACAATACCAGTTTTTTTTAAAGTAATTTCACATGTATTAGAATTAACAGTTGCAATTGATTCATCACAACTTGAATATATAATAGATCCGTCACTGTTAGTTACTGGCAATTGATCTGGAATAAATAGCTTATTATTCCAATATTGATTATCAATAGTAAATGATGATAATGTTGAACATGCTTTATTTATTGCCAATGTTGCATATACAGATGCATATGTAAAAATATCTGTTTCTTGTATAATAGCTGTTATTATTACAATTCCGGCTTTTTTCATAGTAATTTCACATGTATTAGGATTTACAGATGCTATAGATTCGTCACTACTAGAATATGTTATTATATTATTAATTATTGGTAGTTGTATTATTGGTAATTGTAATGGAATAAACGGAATATTGCTCCATACTTGATTATCAATATTAAATGCGGATAATGTTGGTTGTAGTTTATTAATTATTAAAGTAGCATTAATAGATTTTCCAGTTTCTTGGATTGTACCTGTTATTATTGCTGTTCCTGCTTTTTTCATAGTAATTTCACATGTATTTGGATTTACAGTTGCAATAGATTCATCATTACAAGAATATGTTATTATATTATTTGTTATTGGAATTTGTGGAATAAATGAATTAAAACTAAATATTTGAGGTTCAATATATAATGATAATTCTGGTTCAACTATTGGATTAATATAATTTATTGATGACATATATATTATAATTTATATTTTAATATTTATTAAAATATTTTATACAATTTCAATTAAATGTATAAAAATATTACTTTTACACGTGAAGATTTATTGTTAATGTTGATATAACTATAAAATAATTATTATATAATACATGCGTATTATATAATAATATTGGCTATAAATCATCCATTTTTTGATATTCAATTTATGATTATATAACTTACGATTGTGATACAGTTATTAAAAATACATTATTATCATTAATTATTGATTATTGAAATATGATAATTTAACTGCATAAAAATATAAACAAACAATAACAGTAACATCTTTAATTACATAATATAATAGATAATACTTTGAACCAGATTTTATAATTGGTAAAGATAATAAATTACAATTATTATGCAATACGTGTTAATATTAATTCACCATAACCAGGCTGTAAATATACTTGACTACCTGTATACACTAAATAACACAATAAATAAAAAATATTATTATTATTTTCATTCTTAAAACAATAAGAACCTGATACTGTGTATTTCATTGTATTACTTACGAATTTTACGTTATTAATAGTATAAGCGTCATTTTGACTTGTAAAAGCAAAACCAAAATTTTGAGAAACTGTCGATACTCCAATTTGTATTTGTCTAAAATCTGCTTGATAAGATCCCACAGCTGTTACAAAAAATCTAACATGATAAGTAACTAAATACATACCGATATCAATATTTGCACCATTGCTAGAACATATATTGTAGGTATTGCCAGAATTGATATCCGTATTTGATAATATCTCAAACTTAATTTGACTTCCTATATATGGGGTTGCAGATGTAGTACCAGTGCTTCCATAAAATACATTTGGAAAACTGGTATAACCAATTTTTATTGGACCACCAGTTATTGTTCCAGTACCAGCATTAATATTGTTACTATTAGTTGTTATTGTAGTACAAGTTAATGCACCACCAGTTATTGTTCCAGTACCCGCATTAATATTGTTACTATTAGTTGT